AAACCATTCATCAAAGTTTGAGTATCATCCATGTTTTCTGCGATACCTATTCCGAATAAAGAGTAAGGGTTTAGTTCGTATGGAACTGCGTAATACGGAATCTTAGCTGGTTTAAAAGGGTTAAGTACAAGTCTAATAATTTTATTATTACATACCCAAATATTAGCTTGTAACTGATCTACATCTTTTAAAGTTTCAGGTATATCAACCTCATTTTCTTCTAAAAGTTTTGTATCTACTACTCCCCAAAACTCTAACACTTCAAATCTATCTACTCCTTTATCAACTTGATAATCATTAAGATCATCTTCCCAATATTTTTTATAATAAGATTCTCCCATTTCAATTACTTCATCAACTACAGCATTTCTAAAGAAAGGTCTTTTCTTTAATCCTCTTAATTGTGAACGACTCATTTTATGACGTTCAATAACATATTGAGCTTCATCCATATTATCAGCATCAGGATCTACATAAAAATTCCAAATACTTACATGAGATGTAAATGGTACAGTTTTAATACTAGGGTTATATTCTCCATCATCACCCCAGTTAGGATATTCTTTATCTACTGCAAATGGGCCTTTCATTACACCTGTGCCAAACAATGCCATTTCAAATGCTGTAGATCTTAATTGTTTAGATGCATTGCTTTCATCTAACTGATCTTTAATTTTCTTTTCCATTTTCTTAGCAGCAATCATTGCTGGATAAAATGTAGTAGAACTAGGAGTTGATCCTGTACCTTCTTCTAAACTTTTTATTTCTGCTAAGTCATCTTCTAATCCACCTAATCTTTCTCGTAAAGAATATATTGTAGCTCCTGGTGGTAACTTTTTACCATCACCTGCATATCCATATAGAGTATCCATACCTTTAGGCATTGGTGCCATCTTAGGTTTACTTTTTTCTTTAGGTGTTTTAGGATCGAAATGTACAGATTCAGCTACTCCTTCTGGAAGGATGCTAGGTTCTACACTTAATGGAAATGTATTATTAGAAAATAGTACATCAGTTATTTGATTATAAGCAGCTAATACTTTAGTCTTAGTTACTTTAATAAATACTCTACTTTTTTCAGCTTCAGTAAACTGTACATCAGGGCCATATATACCACGATAGTTTCTATATGCTCTAAGCCATCTTTCTTCATCTATTCTTCTAGAATCCTCTGCTTTAACATACTTTTCCATAACATGACTAATCATTGCATTAGCAATATTATCTTCAGGTAAGTCATTTTCTCTATCTTCTAAAATAACTTGCTTATCTGTTGTAAAATCTTCTTCCATTTAATATCCTTAATATCCCATTACAGGATCTGATGGTGTAAAGCTAGAAGTTTTTGCAGTTGCAGGATCGTAATCCCACAAACTTGATCTAGGTCTACTCATTACTCCATATCGTAAAGCATCATACAAGTGATCTTCTGCTTTTGTATTTATATCCTCTGGATTATTTTTATCTAAAGGTAATACAGGCAGTTGTGCAATTAAATTTCTACAATTGCTAGTTATAACTAATCTTGGCTCTTCTGTAAACTCATCTACTTGTAATCTTCTATGTATTTCATTCTTACCTGCTACTCTACTACCTGCACTTCTATCTGATGGCCTCCATCTACAACCTTCTGTAATCATAGTTTCTGCAAGTGATGGGCCTGTATCCCCTCTTTTATGCCAACATGAAGAATCAAGTACTCCATATCTCATTGAATGATCATCTTGTTCTGCTTCAAGCACCATATAAGCTAAATCTTTAGCTAATACTTTACTAACATACAATTCTCTATAAACTATTAGTTGTTCATCAGGAGCTACAGCAAACCATAATACTGCTGAATAACTACCATATCCATAATCGCAAGATCTAAACTTAGTCCAACTCCCTGGCATAGGTTCTTCTTCAATTACATGTATTTCTCTGTTAAATTCTGTAAATGCTGCACCTTCAGATACATCCCAATTACCATCTAACAGTTGTTTTCTTTGATTCTCTGGTAATGATAACAACATTGTTTCATAATCACCCTGTTCTGCTAGATATGGATTATCAGATAGTATTGCTGGTATAAACTTACGTTTAAATAAAGGCTTTCCTTCTTTACTATGCCCTTTTGGGTACGTTAAAGTCTTACCTGTTTCTATATCTGTAGCCCAAAATGACTCATTAGGCTTTGCAGGATCAATAAACATCTTTTTTACCCATGAATGACCAGGGCCACCAGGGTTTGTTGTTGCTCTAGCATATACAGGTAAGTCTGGTGCAGTACTTCTAATCCTTGATCTCATATAATTCCAAGGAAAAGGTGTAGGCCATTGAGTTAATTCATCAAATCCTACCCAACTAAATGCTAAACCTTGGTATCTAAGTACATCTTCATCTCTATCAAGGTATGAAAACCATAGTCTTGCTCCATTTGGAGCTACCCATTGCATTTTTCTTTCTGACCACTTAATACCTGGGTATATCTTAGGGTACATTTCCTGACTTTTCCAAATCAGTTCTCTTAATTCTTCTGTTGTATGCCTTAATAACAACCCACTAAACTGTGGATGAGCCATATAACGTAGTGGATCGGCTAACATAGCATAGGATTTACCACCTCCTGCTGCTCCACCATATAAAACTTCTCTTTCACCTGCTGCTAGGAATCTAGTTTGAGGCCCAACATTAGGTTTAAATACTACATTCTTTTCAGATAAGTCTAAACTCTCTATATCTTCAAACTTATCCTGTAAATTCAGCTTGGGTTTGGGTTTCTTTTGTACTTGTTTCTTTACAGCCTTTGGTTTTCTCGTACTTTTTCGCAACGGAGATTGCCTTTTCGAGCCTTCTGGCCCATTCCCTAAGTGCTTGAGATCTCCTTTTGGTTCTTCCTTCATCTTTTATTCTTTTTAATAATCCTGTATGGGATATATATCTTCCTGTAACTTTCTTTAACCATACTGCTACATGTCTTGATGAGTATCTTTTTATATACTGCTTTGCCTGTTCTAAAGCTTTTAGCTCCTGTGGTATAGGATCTAAAACATCAGGATCTGTTTCCGATATCTTATATCCAAATGGTATATATTTAGATCTCTTTAAATAAGGAATCGGTACAAATGAATTATCATCATATGCTTCCTTTGGCTGTGGTAAAACCCAAGTGCCTATATCAGGAAGCTTCTCTCTCATCAATATCCTTTGGTGGTAATATCATTAAACCATTACTAGCTTCTACTTGTAGCTTTTCTGTTTTAACAAGTCCTACTCTATCTAATAAATCTTTAGCAGCAGTAAGCTTATCTTTCATGCCAAGCTCAGTAGGTTCAACCATACCACTAACAATTGACATGGCTGCTCTAGGAGCATTCCTTGCCATGTACAATTGAGTAGCTTCAACTACTTCTTCTTTAATTGCTTTAATGATTTCAGTAGTCGAGTTATTAGGAGAATATCCTGCTAACTCTTTTGCCCTAACAACATCTCCACCTGCCTCATCAAATAAGACATCAAGAAATCTTTGTTGCTTTTCAGTTAAGGTCTTCATGTTACCTTTCTGTAGGCTCTGGTTTTTTTGGAGATTTTACTAGGTTGAGCCACAAACTGTTTGCCTTTTCTAGTGCCTTTTCGTTTTGCTCTACTAGTTGCTGCATATTCTTGTGCTGATAATCCAGCAATTGCTTTAGCTGTACTGCCTTGTGTACTAGGTTTTCCACTTTTAGTCCTCCATTTTTGTTTAGTCCATGATTTTAAACTTCTTTGTGATTTAGCTAATGCCATAATCAACCTTTTCTTTTTACTACATTAGAAACAGCTACTGCTCTTCTTCTATTAGTTTTTTGTTTAGGTACTTCTCTAGGTGGAGGTGGCTGTCGTGTAACTCTTGTAACTCTTGGTGGTGCTTTTGGAACACCTGCCCTCGCCATTTGTTTTTGTCTTAATCTAGCATTTCTTTTAGCTAAACTTTCTAATCTACCTGTAAGTTTTTTAACTTTTCCTATATTACCTTTTCTATTTGCTCTAGAAATTTTTTTATCTACTTTTAAAGCTTTTAATGTAGTTTTAGCTTGTCTTCTATCTAAACCTGTCTTAGCTGTAGCCACACGTTGTTTTTGTTGTTGTATTGCTTTTCTTCTTGCTAATCTTTGTTTTTGCATTGCTTTTCTTTTATCAGCAGGAGTCATTGTTTTTATAGCTGCTACACCAAGTCTACCTATTGTTTTTCTAGGGGAGGTTTGTAATTTTTTAATCTGAGCTTGAGTTAATTTTCTCCTAATCATTTTTTTCTTTCTTTAGTTTTTAATTTGATGTCAACCTCTGTACCCACCACCTGCTTTTTTATATTTTTGTGCAACCATTTGGGCTTTTCTTGCCGACCATTGTCCAGGTGCTCCACCTTTGCCACTCGCCTTAACTTGATTAAATATTCTTTTACGGAGAGATGGTTTCGTATAGTTTCCAGCTGCATTTACTGTACTCTTTGGTTTATTAGATTTTAGTGCCATTATAGTACATCCAATTTAAAGTTTTCTATAACACCAACTATTACTGCTGGTATTATGATTATAAAAAATAATATTAATCCCATATGAATCCTTAAAAATCAAATTTTTTTGTGTATTGTAATCCTATTGTTGTATCTTTTGATTTAAGCCTACCTGCTTTACTTTTAGGTTTAACAAAACTACCACGTTGACTAAGAGAAAGATTAAGATTTTGAGTAATAGCTTTATTAACTGTTATTTTACCACCTCCAAAAGTTCCATATTTACCAGAACCTCCTTCTGCAATAACTTTAAAATTTAAATTTTTTAGTTTACTATTTTTCATTTTATTATCTTAAAGGATCAAAAAACTCCTCAGTTGATACTGTTAATGTAAAATTACTAGTAGCTCCAGTTCCTGCAAAAGCTACTAACTGATCACCACTATG